ATTTTAACGCCCACTCTGCTTTCTTTTTTATCGTGGGATTGTTCTCGATTGCATTGAACAACTCCATTTTTCTTGTTTTATCCGAAATGTAGGTGTCTATCAACAACGAATAACACTCGGAATGAACGCTCTCGATCGCCATTTGAAAAGTGTAGAACGCCTTCGCCTCAGGTATCTGCACATCGTTGTAGAATCGTGTCACCAAATTTTCATTCACAATTCCGTCACTTCCCGCAAAGAATGCTAAGGTGTTCTCGATGAATATTTGTTCGTTCGGTGTCAACTTGTTCCAGTCTTCTATGTCGGAGAAAGAAATCTCCTCCACCGTCCAAAACGATGCAACCGCTTTTTTATACATATTCCATACATTAGAATATTTAATTGGAAACAAAACAAAACGATTACCAGATGGGCTTAATATTGGTTCAGTCATTTATTATACAATTTAAAAATAATTTATTTTTAATATTTATTTAATTCAGATAGCTTTTAAATGGTTTGAATCTTTTCTTTTACGCATTTTTCAGATTCCAATTTGTCTTTTAACAGCGATAATTTTGATTCTTTCATGTCACACAAGTTGTTACATTCGTGAATTTCGACTTGTAAACAATTGAAACAAAAGGCGCAATTACAATATTTACAATTAGTTAGCATACCAGGTTTCTTTTTGCAACTCTTGCATTTTTGTTTCTTTGAAATGATAACGCTCATCTAAAAATTTAGGATATTGTATATTTTTTATTAAAGCCTGTATTTTTAAATATCAAATTTTATATAAATATGGGTTTAACACAATCATCTACGAATAACCAAAAGATACTGGGGGAGATACACAAAATAAACAAAATTGTCAATGATATAATGACTACCGTTGTAAACAATAGTTATCCTAACAAATGTTACGAAAACGAAATCATTAATTTAAACCAATTATATAAATTTAAAAAGATTGAGGTCAGCAAAATGAAAAGTTTATTATTAATTCCAAAATCAGACATTTCTACCAAAAAAACACATTGTGATCAAATCGTCGCTCATTACAAGAGAATACTACGATTCATACATTGTATCAAATATATTTACGATTTAGAGAACAACGGTAAGAACAGTATCAGTGCAATCATTTCAAAGAATATCAAAGTGGATGATAAATCTATAAAGGTGGTATCATGCGAATCATACCAAACCGATATTCAATTCTTTCAGAACGGGGTCAATTTCTCACAATTGAGTGGATTTGACTTTTTCGTAAAAAATATACTAACTGATTCAGAATCCAAACTGTTTTTAAGTCAAGTACAAGTCATATTAGACAAGTATGACAAGAAAAAACTAAAAAAATATGTTTGTAAGGATTTACTCGTGGATGTTCAACAACATTCGAAAATTCACAAGAACAAATTTGTTTGTTATCAAGGCGGTGGTCGTGATATATTTATTAAGGTGAATAAAGAGAATCCCGTTTTCAATTGGAACACTTGTTCGTATCAGAAGACATATGAATCCGAAATGTTAAAACAGATGGTTACATTGGTGAAGAAGAGCAAACGAAATTATATAAATAATCTGAACCAAGTGTTGGATATTTTGAATGAAATGGTGTACTATGACAGATCCGCTCACAAATACAATTTGAAATCATTAACTTACGACGACCTGAATGAAATAGAAATCAATCTGAAACAAGTCGTACTAATATTCTTCATGCAATCATTGGCAGATTATAAAAATATTCTAAATACAATAAAACTTCACTCGACCGATCATGAATGAAGATTTGATATTAAGTAAAAACATAGTTGATATTTGTTACGAGACAGTGAAGTTGGAATCTGGAAAGAAGACGGATCAGATCATTGTGAATGTGGTGCGATTCTACATCAAATATATTTTAGGATCAAAAAATGTTTATTTGACACTGTTTGTAGAACAAAAGTTGAACACATTACGAGCAACGACTAATACAAACATATTCAGAAAGGTTTTGGTCGAGATTTACATTTTTCTAGCGATATGTAACAAACCTATTATACAAGAAAAAGCGACGAAAGCCAAAACGATCAAAATAAAAGAGGACGAGGCGGAAAATATTTTGATGAACGAACTGAACACATATCGAAAGGAGATGGTGATTCAAAGTTGTATAAAGGCCCTGTTAAAAAACAAAGAAGAAATGTTATGGAAAATCGCGGAGAATATATCCGAAATACCGATGTATATAAAGGCGTTGAAAGAGTTGTACCAGTACGACAACAAAAAGGAGTTACTGTTCGAGGCGTATAAAGCACTGTCTAAAGAGGGATATTTTTACAACAACGATGAGTACAACAATCTCATCTTTCAGTGCGTATTGAAAATAAATTACATTTATGAGGAGATGGATAAATTTGATAAGCACATGGAAGTGTACATTAAATGTCTGAACTATCCGATAAAGTGTTCGTCTTTTCCGATTCAATACAATCGTATAAGTTATATACACGAAGATGGAAGAAAATCTCTTGATATTCTTCCGAAACAACCTCAAGAGTATATGTACTTTGAAAAAATAACAAAAAAAGAGAAAGAGAAAGAAAAAGAAAAAGTTATTGTACAACCTAAATATTTTTAAAGTATATATAAATGGAAAAATCGATTGAACGATTGAATCCGTTTCTAAAAAAAGAAAAAATCATCCTAACTTCGGTTACAGACATGAAAAAATTTAAAAAACAGGATTTGCTGAACTACATAACATATCTTCAAAACAAATACAAAACTATATTTGAAGCACATGCGTCGTTTGAAAAGTTTTACAAAAAAACAAGCAGAGAAAAAAAGTTACAAATCGTCGAGATTATAAATTACTATGTAGAGGTTAAGAACATTAAAACCACGATAAAACTACAGGTCAAAGGTACGAATAACCCGGAGCTAGTCAGTGTGTATGTTAAAAAGGTAGTGCAAAAAGTCGTTTAATTGTATACATCGCAGATTGCATGTGTTTGTGTTTATTTTCCATTTATACGGGATGATGAGCACATTGAATGGATACAAAATGACATCGACATTGTTAGTATAGCGGTGCGGGTTGGACACATTAACAATACACTCGTTGTTGTTATCTATGTTGTGGATGATAAGAAATTTGGAGTAATTAATCATAGTGTATGCTTGTGTTACAGTGAATGCTTTTCTGAAGAGGTATTGATATTTGAACAATGTGGACAATAAATCGTTTGCGTCGATGATATTGTCGTTGATAACAACAGGGTATTTTTCGTAAAGAGTGGTATCGGAAATGTTGTTTAAACTAGATTGAATAATCTGAAAATCGGTCTTGGGTTTCAAGAGTATGTAAATATATGAAGAGAAAATAATTAATATTAATAACACGGTCAACATTTTTATTGTTAATAATAAAAATTATTTAAGGTTTTAAACCTTATGAGTAATTATCAAATTAAAAAATGTCAACTGAAATCACCAATCAACAAGAAATTCAATCTCTTCGTGACACAGAACTGGTGGAAGAGATGGTGGAAACCATTGAGCACGGTGATGTAATCGGAAATTGTAAATGGTTTAACAAAAAACTAGGATACGGTTTTATTACGGTGTACAACGGTGAAAAGCGAGGATGTAACATTTTTGTGCATCACAGTGGAATCTGTCCTCTCAATAGTAACTTTAAGACTCTTCGTAAGGGCGAATATGTGCATTTCAACATCGTAGACGGACAAAATGGTCCTCAGGCGACACATGTCACGGGTGTGTGTGGCGGTCCTTTAATGTGCGATAACATTGAAATGCGTCGTCCTCGTAGTGTTCCACCCAAATAAAAAGGATTTAAGTAGATTCGCATATACAATGTGTAAAATCAATGAACACGGAACAAATATGTAATAGTTTTTTTGTTGATAATAAACAATTGTCGTCTAAAGTTTTATTATCATATCAGCAGCGCCAACAACCTAAGAATAATACCGAGTCTTCTCTAATCAATTACATATTGAATAGCAAGGAGTTCATTCAACATTTCGGTAATATGTTTGATAGTGTTTATCGAACAATGATGCCGAACACTATGGAGTATTTGGAAAAGATGAAGAAAGTGTTTTTATCTATGAAATGTAAGGAGAAAAAGGGGTTTTCTAAGAGAGACATAGAATTGTTTATAAAGGAGCAGAATGAATTCGAGATGTATTATGCAGATGTGATTAAGAGATTGTATGACTTTTATTTTACCAATGAAATATCAGATGAGAACCTTTCTCTTTGTTTAACACAAATTAAAAGTTTGAATTTCATACACAATACGAACATAGAGAAGAAAATCGAAAGTATCATTTATAAACTGGTCGACAAAACCAAAGTAATAAACAATAAGGAAACCTTCATACATGACGAACACAAACAATATTTCATAGATTTGTATAAACAAAACTTCAAACAAGAACCGAAACACAAAGATCTTTTGGAAGTGAATAACTTTTTGAAAAACAAACAAAACATCATCGATTTGTATTTTGAAAGCAGATACAATAACAACTCTGTGTTTTATATTCAAATTGTCAATATGTTTTACAAGGTCTTCAATCGTGACATTACTGTGTTTGAGTATGTCAAATACTACGACACATTCTCTCAAAACAGTGATACCCAAATAACACAGTATTACGAGATTTTTATGAGTAAATTCAATATTGTGTTAAATATTTATAGCAATTATATAAATTCTAAAATCGATCACATAAATTTTATAAAAAACTTTTTAGATTTAATTAATTTAGATGACGTTGAATTCGAACTTAAAATAATCGATATTGTTGTTGATTATGACTTATACAAACAAGAAATGTATAAGAAGATAGAAACGATTTATATGAATATGTATGATAAGAATATTATTGAATTGGATAAGAAATATTTCTTCAAAACCATACATTCTAAAAAGGTGAATCTGATAGACGATTCGTTACCAAAGAAGATTACAGAGTTGAAGGACGAGACGGACAACTTTGAGAACACGATCAACGAATCGTTTCAGAAGGTATTGCAACGGTGTGCGGATCGAAGCGAGATGGATATGTATATCGAGTATTTTAGATATCCTACGGACCACATAAATGCGAAGGTAAAACTGGAAGATGCGTTGTACGAAAGTTTAGAGTATCATGATGTATTGAAACATATCATTATGGATATATGTAAAGAATGTAAATTAAATAAAAGTTTATTATTTAGTAAGCTAAATATTATTTTGAATTTGGAAGACAAACTCTTAAAACGAAATAAAAACGAATTAGTTAAATTTATCTAAGGTTATCGAAAATTTTGTTTTTGAATAAAATACTGATTATGTAAGCGACAATCACGGTGTATAACAACACTACGAAGAATCTTTTTATCAAACTTTTGTTACGCGTATTGTTCATGTTTGCGGCGTTGGTGTATTTGTAACAGAAAGGTTCGCGACTACCGTTCACACAATACGCGTTGTAACACAAAGCTTGCATTTGGTGTTCTTTGTTGTCGACTAACAAAGGGTAGAGCCTGCAAACATTTTTGGATAAGTTATCGAATTTGTTCATAGTTATACCGCAGTTGTAATAAAAGTTTGATTTCATGTTTTTAAATTTGTTGTTTAATACCCTTCTGTTTTTCTTGGAAGAGTTTATGTATTCGGGTGAAGGAACGAATCTCCCTGGTACAACAGGAAATTTGACGGGCAAATTTTCCTTGAGTCTGTAGATGTTCGCTTGTAGACAGTATCCCGGTTCGGCCATGTACTTTCGAACACACGCGAAGCCCTTGGTGTCTCTGTCGGGTTTGTATTGCTCTCCACAAGCGTAATACGCCAAAAACATTCGTTTCACCTTGTTTTGATAGTAGTTGTTGCATTGGGTCAAGTTTGACTTTTGTTCTTTGAATTCGTTCTCTTTGCACTTTTGTATTTGTTTTCTCTTTTCTTCTTCATTCAGTTCTTCGTCGTCAAATTTCTCGTCACAATCTGTTTTCGGTTTACACGAGTCAAACCCGTAATGGTATCCGGAACGCTTGTACCAGGAGGAGGGGGCGTTCTCCGCGGCACCAACCAACCAGTAGATGATTCTGTATAGATACCCTCTGGTCAACCATATGTCGAAAAAGAACAAAATGGAGATCCACACACCAAGCATCACGAAGAACGCGGTGTTTATAAAGGCAAACGCAATCAGAAGGAATAAATATAAGATATATTCTCCGATCATGTACATCTCACCTAATTTGATAGTGAATAAAATCCGTTTAAGCATGATCATCGCCATGATAATAAAGAACTTCACAATTATCTCTATCAATTTGAATGGATTCAAAATATTCTCTAGTATCTTGATGAAAGAGATTAAGAATTTTGGAAGTTTAGCAAATGCCTTGATCAGCTTACCAATACCACCAAATATTTGTTCAACCTCGATTTCTTTATCCGGAGTAAATGTTTCGTATTTGTCGTCGTGTTGAGTGAAGTTCTCCTTACCCATCAC